GTTATATGTCAAAAGACAATAAAAAGACTGTCAAAGGACAAAATACACAAAAACACAAATAAACACTATTACAAAATATATTGGTCAATTATCATTATTTCTAGCTTTTTTGACTTTAAAGCGACTTTGTATTTGTTTGTTTTGCCTGTTATTTACGCATTCCATATGTCGTCATTTACTAACGTAATACTGCATAAATTTGGATACAGAAACTTTGAAACTAACGATAAATCGATGAATTTGCCTATACCGATACTGTTAGATAGCGCATATCACAACAATCATCACGCTATGCCTAAATCTTACAATATGGCAGTTAAATGGCACGAGTTTGATATGTTAGGTCATGTGATAGATTTAATAAGGAAGTAACAAATGGCTCTAATACCACTACAGATACAGGCCGGAGTTTTTAGAAACGGCACAGAATTTGAGCAATCAAACAGATGGCGAGATGCTAGTTTGGTTCGCTGGCATAACGGCTCGATGAGGCCTGTGGGCGGTTGGTCTACCAGAGTTGCTTCTGGATTTGATGCCGCCGCCAGAGGAATGCACATTTGGGTTGATAACTCAGATGACAGTCACATAGTTGCTGGAACTTATGCAAAATTGTTTCACGTTACCGCGTCTGGAACCGTAGTTGAGATCACTCCATCCGGGCTAACTGTTGGATCAGAAGATGCCGCAGTTAATCTTGGATATGGAGGAGGATATTATGGACTTGGATATTACGGAGTTGAAAGGCCAAATACTGGAGTATTTCAGGAGGCCACAACTTGGTCATTGGATAACTGGGGCGAGTATCTCGTTGCCTGTTCTCCTCAAGATGGCAAGTTATATGAGTGGCAACTTAATACTGGAGTTGTAGCCGCGCAGATATCAAACGCACCTGTTAATAACTTAGGATTGATAGTTACAGAAGAAAGATTCTTATTTGCTCTTGGAGCAGGCAACAATCCAAGAAAAGTGCAATGGTGCGATAGGGAAGATAACACGACGTGGACTCCAGCCGCCACAAACGAGGCTGGCGACATTGAGTTGCAGACAAATGGCCAAATTATGGCCGCCGTTAGAGTTAGAGGTAAAACTTTGATCGTAACTGATAACGACGCGCATTCTGCTACTTATCAAGGGCCACCGTTTGTTTACGGGTTTGAAAGAGTTGGAACAGCTTGCGGTCTTATATCTCGAAAGGCTATTGCATCAATTGACGATGGCGCTTTTTGGATGGGGGCAAGAGGATTTTTTGTGTTTGATGGATCTATAGCAAGAGAGATTCCATGTGACGTATCTGATTATGTTTTTGCTGATATAAACAAAAACCAAATAAGCAAGACCTACGCAGTACACAACAGTCAGTACGGAGAAATATGGTGGTTTTATCCAAGCAATGACTCATTAGAGAACAACAAATATGTAGCTTTTGATTACCTTGAAAAGCACTGGGAAATAGGCGAAATCGATAGAACTTGCGGTGTTGATCGTGGAGTTTTCACAAATCCAATATGGGTTGACGCGAGTGGAAACCTTTACGACCAAGAGTTAAGCGAGCAATTGGGGCATGGATCTTATGACGTTTTTGCAGAAACCGGCCCAATAAGCCTTGGCGCTGGCGATAACATAATGAAAGTTACAAGCCTTATTCCTGACGAGAAAACACAAGGTGACGTGACCGTAACGTTTAAAACTAGGTTCTATCCAAATGATTCAGAATCGTCGTTTGGGCCATATACCATGTCAAGCCCGACTGACGTTAGGTTTAGCGGAAGGCAGGTAAGGATGCGCGTTGACGGCGCGAGAAATACTGCTTGGAGGTCTGGCGTAATGAGGATTGAAGCCAAGCCGGGAGGAAACCGTTGAGTTCGCCTTTACCGCCAAATCCAAATACGGGAAATTGGCAAATATGGGCTGAAAGGTTAAATGCATTCTTAACTAGGACAAGAGATGTTCTAAGAAGTTTAACCAACGGAGACTCAGCCGCAGAAGATGGCGTTCTCATGTGGGATCGCTCAATCGAGCATCCAGTTGTTTCTCTTGACGGGGAATGGGTTCCTCTTGCCTATGGCGACAATGAATACATGGGCTATGGATATGGCGCATTTTTAGATTTTAGCGATCAAACCGCAGGAACAGTTGATACCGCAACAGCTATAACTTGGGGCCAAACGGCATATTCAAAAAATATATCTGTAGGCAGTCCCAGCAGTAGAATAGTGTTTCAAAAAGCAGGAAAATACTACATTCACTTTACTGCACAACTAAATTCTCAGTCAGCGAATGCAAAAACATTTTGGTTTTGGCCAAGGTTAAACGGAACTGACGTAACTGGTTCCACCATGAGAATAACGTTGCACGATAACGATGAGGCAAAAACCATAGCAAGGGCGGCCATATTCGATGTATCTGCAAATGACTATTTAGAGGCAATGTTTGCCGTAGATGACCTAGATACAGCCTTGAAATCATACGCTGCAGAAACATTTTGCCCAGCAGTTCCATCTGTAACTTTGATGATAAAAAGCATAGCTTAATGACAAATAATGCCAGAAATACTCTTACAGAGGAGCTTGTCAGGTGTAAAGTTTGGATTGAAAACGCTTTGGCTTACTCTGGCGATACTCACACTTTCGACGATATTGCTCTTGGCGTTCTTGGTCACCGTTATCAGTTGTGGCCTCTTGAGAACAGTTGTGCGGTGACAGAATTTGTTGAATATCCTAGACAAAAACACTTTCACGTTTTTTTAGCTGGTGGTACGCTTAACGAAATTTTACAGCTAAATGAGCCATTTGCTCAGTTTGCTAAGGCCCATAAATGTACCGCTATGACTATAGCAGGAAGGCCGGGATGGGAAAAGATACTAGACAAGTTAGGCTGGGAATACCAGTTTACAACGCTTAAAAGGGAGATTTAAATGGGCGGCGGCGGAAAAGGCGGAAGCCAAACTTCAACAACTCAAATGCCAGCCTTTATGAGGCCTTATGTTGAGAGGAACTTACAAAGGGCAGAAACTGCTCAAAAGATTGGATATCAGCCGTATTTTGGCCCAGATATAGCCGCTTTTAATCCAACTCAACAAGCGGCTTTTAATGCAAATATAGGGGCCGCAGAGGCGTTTGGATTAGTTCCGCAAGGATCATTAACGGCTATGCAAGGCATGGCCCCAGAGCCACAAACATTTGCTGGCGGTATCCAAGCATATTCATCTGCGCCATTGTATGAGCAAGCCCTAGCTGAGTACCAATCAAAGATGCCGGGACAATCGGCTCAATACAACAAATTGTTTGTTGATCCTTATAACGTTGACGGTAGCGCTGGATATGCTAATCCTGTGAGCGAAAATACTTCTCAATACACTCCAGTTGGAACAATAGCGAGTTTAAGGGCGCCAAATTCTTGGGCAATATGGGATCCTTTTACTAGAGGATTAGCTTACAACAGCCCTGTTCCGCAAGGATGGCAACTTATAGGTGACGATCTGGTTTATAAAACAGAAGAGCACGGTATGGCGGCTGATTTTAACGATGGACAGTGGTTTCAGCCTACTAAAGGCAGTCCAAAATATTAAATAAAAGGAAATAATATGGCTGGCGCAGGAGTTCCAAATGTAAATCAAGCCGCAGCGCAAGGAGTATACGGCGCTGGAATTGGATCGGCACAAGGTATGGGATACACGCCACAGCAAGTGCAAGCTGGGCAATTGGCTACCACAAACTTATCCCCGTACATGAATCCGTATACCGAGCAAGTAATCAGGGCTAACGAGGCTGATATTTTGCGTGGCGCTCAAATGGGGCTTGGCAGTCTTGGCGCACAGGCGCAAGCCGCTAGAGCATTTGGTGGATCTCGACATGGCGTAGCAGAGGCAGAATTAGGTAGAAATGTTGCCTCTCAATTGGCGCAATCGTCTGCGGGATTGAGGCAGGCTGGATACGCAACAGCACAACAAAACGCATTGCAGGATATCCAGAACCAAATGGCGGCTCAACAATATAACGTTGGCGCAGGATTGCAAGGACAACAGCAAAGACTAGCCGCCGCTAACCAGCTTGCCAATATTTCAAATCTTGGATTTGGTATGGGACAAACTGTACAACAGAATCTCATGCAACAAGGTGCGCTACAGCAAGGCGTTCAGCAGGCATTGATAGACGCGGCAAAACAGCAATACGCCGGATACACTGGAGCGCCTGCAAGTAGTATCGATTATTTAAATAGAGCAATCGGCGTAGTTCCTGCTTCTGGAACGACTACTGAATCAAGTAAGCCGGGGCTATTTGGAATGCTTACATCAATAGCAAGTATGGCCGCAGGCTTACCGCCGGGAACTTTTGGCCCATAAGGAGATTTAAATGCCTGAAGGAATGACTAAAGAGCAACTAATTCAATTGCTTTTGGCTGAATTATCTGCTGGCCAAAATCCTTATCCTATGGCATCTGGCAATGTAATGTCGCCATTTAATGTTGTTCAAACCATTGCGCCACAAGATTTCGGACAGATTCAAAGAGCCGCCTCTCTACAAGCTCCAGAATTTAGTCCTCAAGCTATGATGACTCCAGAGCAAGGTAAAGCAATGATGGGGCAAGCAAGGGGCTTATTGGATTTGCTAAAGAAAAAGCCGGGAGTTACGTTTGGGGCGGGAAACTACATAATTCCAAGGACTCAGATACAAAGTATGCCGAATCTTGGTTTTTCATCAAAATTTAGCGGGAACTTATTTGCTCCGCCAGCAATACCAAAATTTAACGGAAACTTATTTGGTAGATAAATATGCCTGAAATTAGAACGCATCCAGAAACTGGAAAAAAAGTTATATTTTATTCTTTGGGAGAAGATGTGCCAGTTGCTGCTGGGCAACAAGTGTATACAACTCCAAATGGAAACTATATTGAAATTCCAGATACCGGAACACAATATGTTGAAGGATCGTATCAAAGAAAAGACTTTACTCAGCCTCAATTAGAGGCATCTAAAGATATTTTAATGGAAAGAGGGCTTTTGCCTTACGCTGCTGGCAGAACTATAAATAATTTAGATTTGGCAAGAGAGAGAGATAGAAAGATTCTTTACGAACAATCGTTAAAAAGAACATCTCCTGAGCCTCAAAATATTGCCAATGTAATGTTGCCGGGAGGCGTTCAAGGATTGCTTGGCCCATTGGTTGAGAAGGTTGGAAGAAGATTTGCTGATACCAAATCTGCTCAAAGCGAAGCAATTAATCAGTTTGCGGCTGCCGGACAGGCATCTCCTTCTGTGGTTCCTGATAATAGAACAACTCCAGATCAACTTACGGCCATTCAAACTTATCCAGATACCAATCAATTTCAAAATGTTTTCGTTAATTCAAACGAATACGGAAACGCAAACACTTTAGTTGCTGGTAATTCGGATAATCCATTCTCGCGATCTTATGTAGCAGGTCAAGGAACTGGAATTTCAAATGCACTTCGAGATCAAGGCGGGAGTAACACATTAAATAGCAGAAGCACAACTTCAGATGGGCCTATGTTTCGTACTTATGGATTAATGAATTTCCCATCAGGAAGAGATGTATCAGGAGATGGATCTGGTGGAGGTGGCGGAATGTTTGGAGTTTCAAGCGTAATCTCGCCAAATGTTAAAAAAGATGAGAATCAAATTGCTTTAGATAAAAATCAGGCAGAAGTTGCCGATAAAGTTATTGAGCAAGTGAAAACAGAAGAAGCGAAACAAGGTGGCGGAAAGCAATCATCGGAAGAATTAGAAAAGCTTAAAAATGAAATATTAGCATCCGATGTTGATCCATACAGATGGCAAAACTTTTTTGCGAATGCAGCTATTGTGTTTAATACGTTAAGAACGCCATCAATGAGGGATCAGCAAATACCTGCAATAATGGCCGATAGGATTAAGACAAATAGACAATTAGCATTAAATAGATCTGGCGCAAGTAGCATTGAAGCTATTGGCGGAGCAAAAGCAAAAGTAATCGCCGATGCTTTGAGAAGAGGCGCAATAACTTACGATCAAGCTCTTACTGCAGTTTATAAGAATGAATCGCAAGTAAAAGAAATGTTAAAGCTAATGGAATCAGATCCAGAAGGATTTGCAAAGATAGCTCCATATCTGTCAGGGCAAGGATATGGAGAAATGCAAGGTGTTTTGTTAAAGGCGGCACTCAAGTTACAAGAAGATTCAAGAACAAAAGCCCAAGCATCTGCTGATGCATTTTCAAGTGTTGAAAGATTAGAAAACATTTTAAATGAATTTCAACAATCCGGTTATTCAACTGGAGAGTGGGCAGAAACAAAGAAAAATTTACTTTCAACATTGGCTCAGTATGGGATACAAATAAATCGTGAGTTTTTAAATCAAGCAACAACTTTAGAAGGTGCATCAAATTTACTTGTTGCAGAAGAACTAAGAAAGAATAAAGGCCCACAAACAGATTTTGATGCTTTATTTACATCAAGATTTGTTCCAAGTTTATTAGGTAGGCCTGAAGCTAACCAAGAAAGAATTAGATATTTGAAATCTAAATCTCTTGTAGACATGATGATTGATGAAGCCGTACAAAAGGTTCAATTAGGCGCTTCAAATCCTTCTGAAATTCAAGGGCAAATTAGCAAAATAATGGCATTGGCAACTAATAGAAACATGGCCAAAGTTATAAAAATATCTGACGCAAAAGATGGAGTGCCACCAAGATTTACCAGTTTTGCAGAGTTTGTTGATGCTTACAGAGCAGAAGAGCCAGAAGCTGAAGCTGTAGATATTTTAAATGAGTGGATGGATGTTGTTGCTAAAGCTAGAAAAACGTTTAAAACAGGGGCTTTATAAATGGCTAAATTTGATCCAAACGCTTGGCTCGAAGAGCAAAAATCAAAGGCAAATGCTGTTCCATTAAACGTAGAGCCTGATTCAAACATTCAATCTGACGTAAACCAAAATGTGCAACAGGATCAAAAATTTGATCCAAATGCTTGGATAAGCAAGCAAGTAAGTGGAGTATCATCTGATAGACAATCTGAATATGCTGAAAGAGGATTTAGAAACGTAGATCCCGGCACTAAATACGCCAACAATGGCGCTATTATGCTTAATCCAGAAACAGATGAGCTTGTTTTTGTATCAGATACTTACGAAACAGCAGATAGGGCAGAAATAGAAAGAATAAGAGATAAAGGATCAATGGCAGATCCGTTAGAAATGCAACGGCTTTCTAGCCAATTACAAGGACGAAAACTATATGCCGCAGGACTAACTGCCGCAGAGTCTATTCCTTATATTGGCGGTATGATTCCCGGAATGAGAGATGTGATCACTAGGGGATACGGAGCTAAAGAATTAAAAGATGTATCTCCGTTTATAGGAATTGATCCAAATGCTCCAAAATCAAAAGAGCTTATTTCTCAATTTTCAGAAGAAAATCCATTATTAAGTATTGGCGCAAAAGGCGCTGGATTAATTGGTCCTTATGCTGGCCAAACATTATTAGGAAAAGCTGGATTAGCACCAAAATTCTTTTTGCCGCAAGAAAAACAAAGAAGTTGGCTTGGAAATGTTTTAAAAACTGGCGCAAGAGGCGGAACAGAAGCCGGTGCAGAAGCCGCTACTTATGAGTTTCTAAAGCAATTGTATAGTGATGGCGCTGATGCTGGGACTGCAATACAA